CGTGCTGAATGGTGAACGTCATCGTGCCGGCGCTAAACGTGTCGCCTATGTCGCGTCTGCCGCGCTTGGCTGTGATGCTGACAGTCGAGTCCATGACGCTGGCGAACTCAGTCGTGCCGTCCAACACGTATGAAGTGTTATCTAAAACGCCTTTGAGCGCGTCATCTAAAACAAACGCGTCAACTTGGAATCCTGTAGCAATTTGCAGGTCATAGTTGCCTGAATCAACAACAGCGACGCCTGGCATTAGGCAATGTTCAGAGCCAACGGCCCTGCACTCCGTGAGTAGGCGCGCAATGCGTTGACCACGGCTTGACCGATTTCTGCGCTAGTCGAAAGCCCGCCCGTGACGTTGACGGTCACTCCCCCGCCAGTATTCATGCGATCTAACGGCACTACGGCTTCTGGGCCTGCTTCACCGATCAGGGCAAGAGTAGGGGAGCTGACAATGCCACCCTCAGCCAAACGTGGAATCTTCTTTGCAACTACAGCCGACGGTGCTTGACCGCCCAGTTGTGGCACGGGAACTGTTGGTGCTTTCGGGATGTCTGGCAACAACGGGATTGAGTTGTAGGCGCTAATGATGGCGTTGACCGCGCCGATTGCAGCGTTGACCATCCCAGCAAAAAAGCCGATCACGGTGTTCACAATTGCGTTAATGCCGTCACGGAACCATTCAAACTTGTTGTATGCAGTAACCAGCGCAACGACGAGCAATGCAATACCTGCAGCAATCAGGCTGAACGGGTTGAGTGCCATGGCGATGTTGGTGACAACGATTGCGGCAGCGACCGCGCCGATGGCGGCTGCAATAGCCAAAAATGCTTTTGGGTTATCTTGAGCCCACATAGCAAACTTGTTGAGCACAGGTAGCACGGCTTCGAGCACGGGTAGCAGAGCAGCGCCGATTGACTCTTTGGTTTCGCCGATGGAGTTTTTTAGGATTGCCATTTTCCCTGCAGCGGTTTCAGCGTTCTTGGCCGTGGCACCACCAAAGGTTCCACCGAGCACGTCCATGACTTCGTTCAGGCTTGCGCCTTCTTTGATCATGGTTGACATCTCTGGGCTTAATGATCGGAGCGCCTTAAAGTTGCCTTGGTAAGCCTTAGCCAATGCGTCGGCAACGCTGGCAGAATCCATGCCGGTGGCTGTGCTTATGTCCATGACAAGGTTCATGTCGTTCATGGCAATGCCAACATCTTTGGTACCGCGGACTAAAGCCTCGAGCGCTTTTCTATACTCACTATCCGCCACGCCAGACGCACGACTCATAGCCGATATTTGCTTTTCTACCTGAGCGGTTTGTGCAGCGCCCGCGCCAGTCACATTCTGCAAAGTAAGCGCTAACGCCGCCTGCTCTTGCTGGTCTTCCATCGCAGCACGTGTGGCATCGCCCAAGGCAACGGCTAGACCTGCTAGCGCGGCAGCTGCGGGTACGGCAGCCTTCTTGATAGCAAACTGTGCTTTCTCACCTGTGGTCTCAAGTTGCTTAAATTGCTTGATGGCCTTAGATACGCCCTTGCCGTCAAACTCGCTGATGATCGGGATGTTGATTGCCATTACGCGGTCTCTCTGTTTGCTTCGTCCATAACGCGCTTGACTAATTGACCCATCTCGGACATGACATCATTTTCGCGTTGCACGTACGCTTTCCACATTACTCGCGAACGCTCGCCATAGCGTGCAGTTAGTTGACGGCCCAATGCGCCTTCTTTAGACATGTCAAACATGGTGCCAGTCGCGCCCTGCCATTGAATGAGGAACGTGCCCACGTTGGTTTTGTTTCCGCCATATTCTTTAATATTTCGAGTGTTGATCTTGGCAGCAATCTTCTGCTTCATGCCAGGTACCCACGGCAACATCTTGAACCCTGATTTGGTTGACCAGTTGCGCGCCATACCAGACAGCGGAACGCCTGTAGGGACAAGCGCGTTGGCGTCGTCAATAACAGGCTGGACAATCTTCTTGTAGTCCTTGGTGATTTCACGGCGCAAAGATTTGTCAATCTTGTTAAGAGTCTTCAAGGCTTCTTTAAGCCCAACGACCTCAATCTTTGCCGATACTTCATTCACATCATCTCCGTTTGTTCTGCTCGTTAAGCACTTTAATGACAGTCGCCAGATCGCGTGCGTCAAACGGAATGTCGTTAGGCCACCAACCGACCCCGACGAGAACCTCTGCTAGTTGGCGGCGGTAGGTGCCGCGTCCGTAGGGTTTGGGTCTGTCTCATCCAGTACCGGCAGAATGTCGATGTCAGGGTTTTTGCTAATCCAGTCACGCCAGTTGTCGCCAACTTGCTCGCCTTTCAATTTCAAGATCGTGTGCATCCAACAGCAATAATCTGAATACAGCGGTGACGCTGAGAGCTGTTGAATGCTGCGACGCTCAAGGCGTTCCCATTCTGTGACAACAAACAAGTTTGTGTAGTAATACTCGGGTGCGCTGTCGGGCGTGCGCTTTAACTGCAACTTAATTTTCATGTGTCTCCTATGTCGGCTTGGAGCCGTTATTTATCAGGTTACGTCAATGGTGTAAACGCCACCCTGCAGTTCAATTTCGTAGGTGCTTAATTCACCCAACGAAGCATTGATCACAGGAATTGCTGACAAGTATGTGCCAGTCAATTCAAAGCCAGGGTTTGTTGCTGAGTTAGCACCAGACGCTGGTGAAACTTTGACATAGCACTTGGTGCCAATGAGGGCTGACAATGTTGCGTAGGACTCTGAGGCTGCGTAACTGGCATAGACCGTCAAGGTAAGTGAGTTGCTGAACAGTCCCGCTGTCATCGTGCGCGACGTGGAGCCGAACGCGGTGTCTTCAAGTGCTTCTGCTGTAACAGTCAATGTTGCTGCGCTCACCTGATCGGTGATGTCTGTGGTTGCTGCGCTAGTTGCGCCGATCAACACGACTGGGTTAGAGAGATACGTGCTAGTTGCCATGATTGCTCCTTAAGTTCTGTTCTGATAGTAGATGATTTGTGTTGCTTAGTTGTGGATTATGCGGTCTGGGCTTGGATGGCACAGTCAAGGTCGTAGCACGGGTACAACGCGCCACCAATCTCAAGGCTCGATGGACGGCCACCCATCACGATAATTGACGAACCAAGCACGGTTGCCACAATGCTCAAGATTGAGCGAAGCACCGGCAGACCTGCTGGGCCTGAGCCAATTACTTTGATCGGGAACTCAAGGCGCACAATGTTGCCGTTGCCAGCAAACGTGGTGAAGTTTGGTGCATCTAAGTACACACAATTAGGCACAAGTTTGGTTGGGTCGTTTACAACACGCAGACCAGAGACCGCGGTCAGCGTTGCGGTGACGTCATCAATCGCTTCGTTAAACAGGTCGGTGTAGGACATTAGGCAACCGCTGGACGTGGGATGCCAAGCAGCTGCTTGACGATCGGGGTCAGGCTTTGCTGTGGTGCCGAACCCATGCCGTCAAACGTGGCGTAGGTTGCCTCTATTGAGCCCCTAGAGCGCCACAGAGCGGCGCAATACATCAAAGTGCCTAATGTGACGTCGCCACCCGGTGAGACGCTTAGCGAGTCGATATACGAAGACTCCTGACGCCTGCGATAGCAGAACTGGTTGCCAGCCGACACAGATTGCGTGAGCAACGTGTAATCGTCTGACGGGTTTGTGATCGTGATGCCAAGGTAAGACATAACCTGCGCGGCGGTAACCCACGTGCAAACAGGCTCGTAGGTAACGGTGCCAGAAGCTGCAACACGTTCAACATCGCTTGCGGTCTTGGCGTAAAGCACCTGATCAGCAATCGGCACCTGATAGTCGTACAATAGGTCTCCCTGCGTATCAACGCCTAAGAACAAATACTGTGGCAACGCGCGCACCGTATAAGTGCCGTTAAATGTTGCGTCAACTCCAGCAACCGTAATTGAACTGCCGACTGCAATTTCCGATGGGGTCAGAAGTTGCAGTACGGCAAAGTTGTCAATCAGGTACTTATTAGTAACTGTGTATGTAGCCATGAGCGGTAGCCCCGCTTTCGACTAAGCCTGGGTGATCTTGCGGATCATTCCACCAATTGCAGCAAATGTTGAAACATAGCCGTGGAAACTCATGTTGCGTCCCAAGACTGAAGGCTGTTCAACGCTCATGAGGCCACGGATTGATTCGTAGAACTCGAAAGCATCGCCTGCACCTTGACCAACGCGGGTAATGATCATGGTCTTGGCAGCGAAGTTGCTGTCAACTACCAACTGCAAGCCGAGTGGGTTGCCGTTCCATGAAGATGCCTGACCGCCACCAAGTGCGTTCTGACCGGTGAGGCCAGCGCCAATGAATGGGAATACTGGACGGCCAGTTGTGTCGGCAAGTTGTCCAAGTTGACCCCATACGTCTGGGCTTACGAACATGTGCGTAGGTGTCCAGTTTCGGTTTGATGAAATGTCAACAGCCGAGTCATAAACAGACTTCAACAAGTCGGCTACGGTGCCGTCCCAAACACCAGATGAGTTTGCTGCGGTAAGCAAATCGTCTGCTGCTTTGTTGTCAGATGCAATCATGTATTCGCCCATGAGGTCATTCAAGATCAACTGCATTGCTGCAGGTGAAGTGAAGTCAATGTCCTGAACTGACAGCGTTACTTGACCAGCAAGTGTGGTCTTGCTGATTGAGTTGGATGCAATCACCATGGTTGTTGCTGATGCTGAACCAAGTTCTGATTGTGATGCAACGCTCGTGTGCGTGGTAATTGTTGGACGGATAAAGGTTTTCTGCTGACCATTGTCAGGATAAGCGCGAGCTCCTACAGCATCGACTACTGGACGCAAGAAGTTCAGGTCTTGAACCAATGGCCCAAGTACTGGAACTGGCAAAAGACCAGGTGTGTCAGTCGTAAGCACGTCGCCTGCAGCTGCCTGCAATGCGGTGCGCTTGGGTGCGGTGT